ACAGTATTTATCTTTCACCTTCGTATAATACGGCAGGGCACTATGGGGTTGGTATTTATTTCCCGTTTCTGTTGCGTTGGGAATATTGGTTACAGCAATTAAACGCAAATGTGATATTTTATCCAAACCAAAACAAGGACTGGTATCAGTATCCGCAGACAGCAAACTGGGAGCTACAATTCAAACTTCGATTAACATCACCTTCAACGAATTACGTTTTTTATGATACGATAATCGACAAGATATACAATGACAATACCGGAAACCTTATTCAGGATATTCTACTAGAAAGGGTAAGCACGGGACAAATTGTCGGAGTGGTAACGGAAGGCGAGATGATGAAAGTTATCGGAACGCATACATTAAACGATGGATCAGTTTGGGACTATCCAAATGTGTGGGGAATGATCACAGTCGAACCATTTGAGGCATCTCAGCGGTGGATATCTTCAACGGTTATTGATTTTGATTTTGATTCAAACAATCCTTTGACTCCACTAGCAGGCGAAACGAAATGCAAAATGACATTGACAGCTCCGAACCAAATCACTTTGGAATGCTTATTCAATCCGGATAAAATAAACCTATCAAATGGGGTGAGCTTTACAACAAAAATCAAAGGATGTCAAGACTATAATAATCCTTATAAATTACTAACCGATGGCCAGTACAAAATGATGACTGATGGCCAATTTAAAAAACTGAGTTAAGATGGCAAATCAAAAAATACATGAATACGTAAACACGGCAACGACTATCGGAGCAAGTGACTATTACGATGTTGATAAATATGACGGGGTAAATTACACAACTTCAAAGATATCAGGAGCATCCTTAATGGCAGCGTTGAAATGCGGGATCTATTCCCAAACAACGGAAGGAACAGACAAAACTGGAACAACTTATCAATCTATTTTAAGCGGTACGGGTGTTGGATCTCTTTCAGTTCCGGCAAACGGCTTTGCAGTTGGTGATACATTTCACGCTGATCTTTGCGGAATCATGTCAAGTGTAAACAATGACGATATCAGCATCCAGATAAACGCAGGACCAACAAGTGCGGTAACGTTATTATCATTGAATCAGATTTTGAAAAACGCAACGGATAAGGTATTCACTTTGAAAATGAAATTTGTAGTTAGGACAATCGGTGCTGCAGGGGTTGCACAAATGGCAACGTATGCCGAATTCATGTACAACGATGATGCTTCGAATAAATCTGAAACATTTGTATTTTACAACGAGAATGCTTCAACTTTTGACACAACAACGGCAAATGTTTTGGATATTCAAGTGAAATACAGCTCGGCAAATGGATCGAACAAATCAAGATCGGAACTATTTACAATTCATAAAGCATATTAATCATGGCATGTGAATGCGTACAAATAAGCTACCAACTTGAAGGCTATCCGGCAGAGAACATTCAGGTGTTTTCGGCTGGAACCTACAACGGAAAAAATTACTACGAATGGACCGGACCCGATTCAGTACTTTATACACTTTGGTGGGATTCATTGAATGATTTGTGGATCGTTTCCGATGATGGTGCTGGTGGATCTTCAAAAGAAGTAAGTATCAAAGAGGATGTTGAATGCCCGATCCCGGATGGAACATGGTCGCTCGGTGTTGGTTCATTATTCACATCGTTTGCAACTTCATATTGTTTGATTTGCGGAAAGGAAAACAGATATAAGGAAACGTTCCAGGCGGTGCGCTTACCTGAGCAGTTCGATCCTCAAAACAGAGGGTATAAAGATTGCTGTTGTGAGCAACTTATTCTCGCAGGAGGTACGGAATCATGGTCGAATGACTTAACGGCTTTCTGGATTAAACTATCGAGCGAATCAGATACATGCACATTCCAGGTTGTGGACCATGATGAGAACGTTGTCGAAACTTATTCGGGAACAGAATTCCCTATGGAGCCGGATGCATTTTATAAAGTCATTGACTGGGCTACTATTCTTGCAGATCACGGGCAGGGATGTTATTATCTTTCAATCGAGTATAATATCGCAGGAGTTACCGGAACACTTGTATGGGGGCTTTACAACGTGAAACCTTATTCGATCGAGAATGCGCTTAAAACGGCACGAGTTCGGGCAATCTTCAACGGAGTTCAGGAAATAGATGGAATCAATTTCACCGGATCCGATGTTGAAAGTACACACCGATTCTATGGGTATATCGGGAACAGACAACCGAACATGGAGATTGACAATATTATTTACGATAATAGGGAAATGAAGCGAGTAGTTCGGGAAAACCTAAACGACTATGAGATACTAACCGATCCTTTGGATGAATGTAATTTACGACCATTAACGGAACTTTATTTGATTTCGGAAAACCAACTATTCATATCGGATTATAATGCACACAATCATTCATATCGTTATTTAGATCTTCCGGTAATCGTTCAGGAATCACCTGAATTGACTTATTACGATTTCAGTCGCAAAGCATCATTGAAATGTAAGGTCGGGGACAAGTTTAAAAACCAAAGAACGCACTACTAATGGATAAAATATATCTAAAAAATAACTATGTGATTGCAGAAATCGGAACCGATAAATATGAGTTCTCGATATACTATACACGTTACCATGAAACGGCTGTATCGATCACTTTGAATGATTGGTTCGGGATGAACCTTGTCATACCTTTGACTTCGATCAGTTCGATATACGATGAGCCTGGAACAACGGCATACACGACTGCAACGCTACTCACATTTTTACGGCAAAATACGGGTTTTAAGTCCCCTCCGGGCGGTAGCGGAGGGGTTTCCGATGGGGACAAAGGTGATATAACGGTCAGCGGTGGCGGTACGGTATGGACCATTGATAATTTAGCGGTAACAGATGCGAAGATTAACGATGTTGATGGAAGCAAAGTCACGCAGTCGGCAAGTTATAGGCTTGTAACGGATACGGAAAAGGCAACATGGAACGGAAAACTTGATCCAAACACCCCAATAACGGGTGCAACAAAGACCAAAATAACCTATGACTCTGACGGATTGGTGACGGCTGGAGCCGATGCAACAACAACTGACATTACTGATTCTTTAAATAAACGTTATGTAACTGATGCGGACCTTGTTACATTGTCAAATACAAGCGGAACGAATACGGGTGACCAAACTTCCATTGCAGGAATTACGGGAACGAAAGCGCAGTTTGATACATCCTGCACAGATGGGAATTTCTTATATGTCGGAGATGTTATAGGCTTAACTGACGGTGACAAAGGTGATATTACCGTGAGTTCATCGGGCACGGTTTGGGAAATTGATGCTGCAACGGTAGGTGTTACTGAACTGAGCGCAACGGGTACGGCTGACAATACTACCTTTTTAAGAGGTGACAACACTTGGGCAACACCTACGGCAACGGATCCAGAAGGATATACTACAATAGTAAAGAGTGCGAATCAGGATGTTGTTAATAGTTCAACTCCCGTTGATGACACAGAATTGCAGTTTTCTGTTGTTGCAGGTGGTCACTATATGGTTGACATACAGATAACTTATTCCTCAAATAATAATTTAACGGATTACAGATTTATTTGTGCTGTATCGGCAGGCACAATGAAAGGTGCTGGAAGGGTAGCATATATATCAAATTCAACTGCTGTTGCCCAGGCTATTATACAAGCTAACACGGCAGCAACAACAACATCTTTTAGTGGTGGTGCTATCAATTCAGATATTGATTCACTAATCTTTTTGAATATTAGTTACTCATTTTATGCATCGGCAAACGCGACATTTTCATATCAATTTTCAAATGTAGCAGGCGGAACGGGTACAGCAAGAACTTGGAAAGGTTCAATAATGAAATATAAAAGAATAGACTAATGGGATTACAATTAACAAAAGGAAACGACACTCAGAGGGTGGATGAAAACGGGAATGAAATTACCATTCCCGGAAAGGATATTTTTATAAAAGGAACGGATATAGAACTGGATTCCGTTTATGCACGTATTGAATTCAAAGCACTTCCGGATGGATCAACTATCTCGGTTACCTTCAAAACGTATAAAGATCAATCCTTTTTCTTATCAGGTCAGGAACTGGATACAACGATCAATGTACAGACTTTTGATTTTGCTATACTTGAAACTGAAACTCAGTCGATTGAAACGGCATTAACGTACACGGCTGAAAGATTTACAGAAATGGGCTATACGGCTACTATTATTTCGTAACTTTATGGAAGATTTTTATGAAATAATGGATGCAATGCAGATAATGGACTACTTAATGATGGGCTTTCTGGGGATTATTTCCTACTTTTTACGGGATGTACATGCCTCAATGAAGGATCACAAGCGACAAAGCGAACTTCAACACCTACATTTTAGCGAGGAGGTCGGAAAACTTAAAGGTAAAATCGAAATGGTACAGCAACAAGCGACCAACGATATCACGAGAATCGAACAACTGACACAATTAAAGCTCGATCAAATATCGAAAGACGTTGCTGAGCTTACAAAGGTCATCCAACAGTTACTAAAATCGAAACTATGAACTTTTTGAAACGCATTTTAGCACCAACACCCCGGCAGCATCGAATCAATGGTCAGTTATCGACTGCGATTTCCGGTGCATGTACCGCTGTTTTAAGTTTGGGAATGGTAAAGACAGAGGAAATAATAATTGCATTGACATTTGCTGCGGTATTCTTTGGAGGGAAGGCAGTATTTCACGCACAAAAAACACATAAATAATGGCACTTAAAGTCTACACATCAGGAAATTATATCATTACGGACACTGGAACCGTGATGCATGAATTCGCAAAAGGTTATACAACGTATTCCTATAATCAGTCAACGCAAACTTTCACAATTCGTGAATCAGTCGGAGGATCTTTCACTGTTACCAGGGCGCAATTACTTGCTGATGACATTGTGGATGAGGCAGAATCAGCATATACGTTCAATTCATTTCGAACATTTCTGCGCGAGAATACGGGTTTTAAGACAGCTTCGGGAGGTAGCGGAGCATCTTATAAAGTTTATACAGCACTATTAACTCAGTCAGGAACTGATGCACCAGTTGCTACGGTGTTGGATAATACTATTGGAAATATTGTTTGGACAAGAAATGATATAGGTCAATATTTGGGAACATTATCTATGGCTTTTCCTCAAAATCAAACTTTTTATCAAACTGCCATTATATCAAAATCATCGAATGGTTCGGCAGTTGAAATGATGTGGAATGATGTTGATAGTTTGACTGTTCAAACACAATCTTCAAATTTGGATACGGATGATTTTTTGAACTATACACCAATAGAAATCAGAGTATACAACTAATAAAACAAACAACATTTAAACAATGGTTCGGTCTTATACTGATAAACAGATCCTAACTAAACTGAAAGGACTTCCGACATTCAAGGGATTCCCGAAAGGATATTACATTGTCGGCATTCAATCAACAGAGGATGCCTTCAATGTATTTGATGACAAGTTATATTTATTCCTTAATGAAGGTCCGGAATTCACGCAGGACATGAACCTACAAAAGTTCATTCTAGTAACTTCAGGAACAACGAATGCCGGAAAGAATGGATTGCTCAAGTACGATGACTACAATCCTTCCGGTGTTGCTGTAGTAAAAACAAACGAATGGTATTACGATGTTTGGAAATACGGAAAGCACAAAGGGCGCATGGAGGCATTGGTTCAGGTTAAACCATTCCTGATATCCAGAGATGGGGACAAGGACCAAGACATTGAAGAGGGTGAATCCAGGCCCGTGATTTGTGGTATTAACTTCCATGCGAACACGTACGACATGGAAAACAAAGTGATTCGGGAACTCATCGGAGGCTGGTCCCTTGGCTGTCAAGTAGTCAACAATACACCGAAATACGTTCAGATAATGAGCTATGTGAAGCATCAAAAGATTGTTTCCTACGTACTTTTAAAAGAATTTTAAAATTATTCACATTTTTTTTGCTCTTTATGTATCTATATAAAAATAAAGTTTATATATTTGTAAGGTCAATAAGGCACAAAACAAAAAAAACCAACATTATGAAAGCAATTAACACATCTTTAATCTCTGACAACAACACTTTTAAATTCAAGTCTTTTAAAAGCGGATTAGTTGATCAAATTGACGTATTCCACAAAGGTAATAGAGTGGCTATTTTGAATGGAATTGACGGATCAGCATTGCGTTGGGTAGCAAATTCAGATAAAATCAGCATTAAAGCAGTCATTCAATTGGAAAAAATGGTTGATAGATTAGTAAAGCAAACAATCAAAATTCACTTAAATAAATAAAACAAACGAGGGGTGCGGCTCGGTCAACGCACGATTTAAAAACCAACATCATGAAGAACTTTATTCCATCCACAGACGAACATAAACACGTTTTTAAGGCACTTTTATGTCTTTTATGTGTGATTATACCAATCATTGTATTATCATTCATCTAATCGCATTAAAATGGCTACAACAATGAACAGCAAAATTACCTTTCACGGAATTGATTTGGAGATCGTTTATGAATTCACTCCCGAAATCATAGAAGATGACACGTTCGGAGCATCGGCTCAGGTCGATATTGAAGAAATATTCCACAAAGGGGAAAACATTATTGAGTTACTATATCCGCACATCGATACGCTGGAGAAAATGATCATTGATAAACTATATGCAGAATGAAAAACTATATTGCAACAGCATACGCATACGTGAACGGGTTAAAGGTCCCGTTTAAATGCACTACGGTTTCCGGGATTGATAAGAGACATGCAATGACCAGAGCCACATTCCAACTTGAAACGCATCATTCATTAATTAAAATCAAAGCAAAATGAAACTAATCACAGAAACAATCCAAGAGGCAATTCTTACTTTGTCGGATGCAAGTATTGAACCGTCAATCAAAAACATCTTGATTAAGCATTGCGAAACTTTAAAGGCAACAGAAAAGTATTTGCTATGCGATGCATTCATAACCGGTTATCATAACGGATCGATGAACGAAATGATGATCATGCTTGACAAGCCAATCACAAAGGAAACAAACCCACAGAAATGGTTTGTGGATAAATACGAAACGAAATGAAACAGACAGCGGTAGAGTGGTTGATTGAAAGATTGTACGGATATCCTATAGACGATATTGTTATAGATACAATAAATCAAGCCAAAGAAATGGAGAAAGAGCAGATTAAAGAAGCCCATAACAGAGGTGGATATATTTTAGAAACACCTGAAGAATATTACAACGAAACTTACAAAAACGGGAACAGATGAAATCAAATAAATCGCAAAAAAATCGCACAAAGATCGCAATCAATACTTACATTCCGGTAAAGCCAAACATTGCCCGAATGAAAAGATGGTGGAAAAACCAATCTATTCACGATGACAAAGGCGGATCCTTTAACGTTACTCTTTACCTTGACTACTTGAACGCAATCAATCAACGATGACACCGAAAGAAAAAGCGCAGGAAATTATTAACAAGTTCAGACACTACTCAAATGGTTATAAATGGACAACAACAGTTGCAGGTAAATCGCTTGTTTTGGTTGATACAGAAATGCAAGTTAACAACGCTAAACAATGTGCCTTAATTGCAGTTGATGAGATATTGAAAGCACTTGAAATTGATGCTGGTAATTGGATTAAATGGAATGAAACCAAAAGGTATTGGCAAGAAGTACGAAACCAAATTGAAGCACTATGAGCTGGGAGTATTACATCGATAATCAATTTGAACTTACAGATTCGGACTTTCAGGAATACTTCCGTTTTAAGTATAGGGGCGGTTATTACGTACAGATGAAACGTGAGGTGTGCCGGTACATGATCGAAAAGGGTTACACGACACTACGAATTGCGGAACTCGTATATGGCAACAAAGAAAGACACGATGCCGTTTGTCATCACCTTCACCATTCCAAGCATTTCCACAAAAGGCAATTAGTCCAGGATAATTGGAGGGAATGGATCAAAGATTCACTTTATCCTATCTCTTCAGAGGTCGGTAAGTACGGAAATAATGAAAGGGTATTTTATCAAATGGATTTTAAATTGATCCACAGAAGCGAATTGAATATGAAATAATTTGTATCTTTGTAAACGTTACGCTTCCACAATATAGTAACTAAAGGGAATTACTGCCCGATCATTTGAACGCAACGTGGAAGCTGCAAGTAAAATGGTCGGGTTTTTTGTGTTTAAAACATTATGATTATGGCAAAAATTATTTTAAAGCACGGTGTGCTTAACGTTGAAGAAACCTATGATCAGGTGAAGCAGCGAATTCGTTCTAATAGTTGGTTGGAATTAACTGAATACAATTCAGATGTGAGACATGCTCATAAATCAATGAACAAAAAAGGTGATTACAGAGTATTGATTCAGACAGATAACATTCAATGCATTAAGCCATGAATAGTTACGAATTAAGCAGAAAGTTCTGTGATTGGGCATTTGAAAACCCAGACAAAATTAGACCGATTCATTATGCAATTTATTTCTTTTCGATTGAACATTGCAACAGATTAGGTTGGAAGGATAAATTTGGACTACCGTCACAAATGGTAATGGAAGCAATTGGAGTTAAGAATTGGCGCACGTATTCATCTGGATTGAAAGATTTGGTCGATTATGGTTTCATTGAAATGATTGAAATAAGCAAAAATCAATACTCATCAAACATAATTGCCATTGTAAAAAATACCAAAGCATCTACCAAAGCACTTGACAAAGCACTGCAAAAGCATAGTACAAAGCAAAGTCAAAGCACTGTTAGTATAGATAAACAATTAAACAAAGAAACAATAGAACAAAAGAATACTATTGAATTCTACTTTGAACTATTTTGGGAAGCATACGATAGGAAGGTTGGTCGCAAAGATAGTTTTAACCTATTTAAGAAAATCGATTCAAGTCTATACGATACGATTATCGATAAGGCAAAAGAGTACAAAGAATCAACACCTGATATCAAATTCCGTAAATATCCGAAAACATGGCTGAACGGAAAATGCTGGGAGGATGAAATATTAATACTAAACAAAGACACTAAACATGAGCAACTTAGAGAAATCACAGCACGGGCAAGAGAAATCTATCCAAACATTTGAACCATTAGTTCGTATTGCAATAGCTACTGCATTTGAACGAACGGGAACGGATCCGTACAATATTGATTCAATGGTCAATGATATATTCACCGAATTCCCAAAAATAACGGAAGAACAAATAACCAAAGCAATGCGGAATGGTGGTTTAGGGATGTATGGTAAAACCTACAAATTAACAACTCAGGAGGTGTGCATATGGATTCGAAACTACTTGAAAGAAACGGGTCCGGTATATGCATCTCATCCTAAAATATTCGATTGATGTATAAAAGACTTGAAACAATAAAGCCAGAACTTGATACCTATAGAGAAAAAGGTATTGAACGTGGCGCATCGGTTGGATGGACATGGGACCAATTCCCGTACACGGTCAAACTTGGGTGTACTACTTACATCGGTGCAGCTCCAGCATCAGGAAAAACGGAATTTTGGTTTGAACTACTTATCAACCTATCATGTTTGCACGGATGGAAACACGTTATTTTTTCACCTGAAACGGGTGATGCAAAGGATATCTTTTCGGAGTTATGCCATAAGTACATTGGAAAGCGGTACATCAAAGGGGACAACGAAATGAATGAAGCGGAACGAACAAAAGCGGAATACTTTATCAACGAGCATTTCATTGTAATTGATCCGGTTGACGAAGACCTAAACGTGGAAGATTTTTATAACCTGGTCGATCAAATAGAACGTGAACTTGAAACAACTATCCAAACGACAACAATAGATCCATGGAATGAACTGACCGAAAAGTTCGAACCTAATGACCTTGGAAGGGAAGACAAGTATTTGAGCCGTATCTTAGGTTATGCACGTAAGAACGCACGGAAAACGAACCGACACAACTGCATTATCACCCATGTGCGTGATCAGCACCCGATAACAAAAGATGGTGTAGTATATTATCCACCAGCATCAGCAAGGGATTTGGCAGGAGGGCAAGTATGGTTTCGAAAAGGTTTATGTGTTTTGACATTCTGGAGACCACCAGCAGGGGTATCTGAATCTGAACTTGGACCATATGCAGACAATGAGCTGCATATAAGGATTGCAAAGAGCAAACCGAAGGGAGTGAGCAAAAATGGGACCTATAAATTCTACTTAGACACCGAAAAATATCACTATTACGTTAAAGATTATTGGGGAAATGCTGTATACGCAACCCGGAATCATGAAATAAAACAGATTAAAGCGGTAAATTGGTACGAAAAACCAGATGATACCCCATTTTAAACCAACAACATGGAAAAACTAAGCATCATAAAAGCACAGATAGACATCAACGCATTGGTCGGATCCCTGCGATTGTCGATTGAAGAGGTCGAAAAAAAGAAACCTGATTCGACTTATATTCCCGGAATGAAAAAACACATGGATAACATGTTGGATGTTTACCACGTTTTGCGGGAATTAGAAGATGAACTGAAGACCTTGCAAAAGGTAGCATTTAATTACCACAAGGAAAACATGGATTTGAAGTACGAAAACGGGAAACTTAAAGAACAAGTTAAAAACTTAATGGAAGGAATCTAATGCCAAAAGTAAAAAAATCACTTAGGAGAATGTCAGTAATATCTGACCTGATCAATGATAAGCCACGAACAAAAGCGGAAATCATTAACAAACTGCAACAAATATTGGATATTGAAGTATGCAATTCAACGATCGAAAAGGATATGTTCTGTTTAAAAATGGACTTTGATGCACCGATCGAATGCGACAGAAGCAAAGCAATGTATTACATGGATGAGCCGTATTCGTTTAAAGAGGCTTTGATTAATTGGTTAGAAATATGACAAAATCGTTAATTGCCAAAATGGTAAAAGAATTAGATCAGCAAGGTTGCCTGGTTATGACAAAACGATTCGATCAAATCGATCAAATTGTTACAAAATATCAAAAAATGGAACGTGAATTCGTTGCTGAAATTTACAAAAATGGGAAAGAAGAAAGTGGATCTTTATTCAATATTGATCCTGAACAATATGCTAAAGACCTTTTAAAATGAAACGATGTAAATCATGCCGTGAGCAATTCACCCCGTTCAATACACTCCAGAAATACTGCCTAAATGATGAATGCGTGAAAGTATTTGTTGCTGAGGTAAAAGAAAAAGATTGGAAGAAGCGCAAAGCCAAAGCAAAAGCGGAACTGACAACGGTCCAAGACTATCTAAAAATTGCACAACAAGTCTTCAACACGTTCATACGAAAAAGGGATCAGGGGAAGCCATGCATATCATGTGGCAAAAATTTAGTCGGTAAGTTTGACGCATCGCATTACTATAATGCCAATAACCATTGGAATGTAAGGTTTGATGAAATGAATGTGCATGGTGCATGTGTCGAATGTAACCAATGGAAGCACGGCAACCTGATTGAGTACGGCATCCGCTTAGAAAAGCTTATCGGTGAAGATGAATTCACTATCCTACGGGAGAAAGCCTACCAATTGCGGAAATTCACACGGGAAGAATTGAAAGAAATCATTGCCTATTACAAGGCGAAAACAAGGGGAATGGAATAATTTTCCTTCCGATATACGTATATTAACTTAAATTATATATATTTGTCAAAAACAATCACAAAATGAAAACACAGAACAAAACAAATGCAAAGTACTTAGCATGTTTCTTGGACTTTTACGATGAAGTTCAGCGCAATCCAAAGGTATCGGTGACAGATTTCGCTGATATGTACAAAGTGGGGAAGCATCCTTTCACGATCATGGTTCAAATGGGTATCCTTACAAGGACTAAAAGGGGGTTGACTTGGACCGGAAAACAACCTAACTTGGAAATGGTCATTCAGATACGAATGGCAATCAGCCAATACAAACAAGAACTTGCAAGGAAAAAACGTGAACAAGGGGAGTTATTCCGCAAATCAAAACCTAATCACCGAATAAAGGAATCGGTAAAGGAATGGGAGCAACGGGTAAAACAACAGAAAGCGGAACCCACAGAGGTCTATATTAAACAACCTTTACCTGATTCTTCCCTTGTATCTGAGTTCATAAACCATGAAGTAAAAACCCACATCAGGGAATCATGGTTCCGCAGACTAATCAAAGCAATATTTAACATCAAATAATAACCAACATGAGAAAGAAAACAGAAAACCAGGAAACGTTTGATTCAGTTCTTCAAATGGAAAAGGAACAACAAACACAACCGCAAAACGTAGGATCATTACATGAATCAATTATCAACGTAATGAAAGCGGTTAAGAACATCGACAAATCCATGACCGTTGGATCAGGGCAAAATGCTTACAAGGGTGTTGCGGATAAGGATGTAAAGTATGTTATTGGTCAGGCAATGGCTGAAAACAATCTGACATGTATGCCGATCAGCATCGTTCCAGAAATGAAAATCGATCGATGGGATGAAATAGATCCATATTCCAAAGAGGTCCCAAAGGCAACACGCACGAAACAATCTATATTTGTTTCGTTAATTTGTACTTATCGCATCACTCATGCGCTTACAAAGGAAAGTATTGAGATCGTTGGCTATGGTCATGGAGTTGATCCACAAGATAAGGCAGCAGGAAAAGCGACAACATACGCATTAAAGAACGCTTTGCTATATGCATTTTTGGTTCCAACGGGTGCGATTGATGACACGGATAAGACACACAGCAATGAAATGAACGTACCAAAGCCAAAACAAGGCCTGAACGATAAGCAATTCATCTCAGCGGTTGGTGCTATCAATTCGGGAAAGTACACGAAACAATACTTTTTCGATAATTTCCAGCTGACACCTGAACAAATCAACGTATTAAACGAACTAAACTAATCGAACCATGAAAATAGATAATTTAATTGCTGGTATTGTTGAATTTCAATCTTCATACCAAGGAAACGATGAAAAAATAGTGGTGACGATGAATTCAAAATCATTAATAGAATTGATAAAAGAATTCGAATCGTGTACTACGGGAAAAATCTCCGACATTACCGATGTTCGTATAGTTGGAATTCCCGTTTTTTTAAGTGAAACGTATCCTAATAATATTTATACAATAGGATTAAAGAATAAAATCAATTAATCATGAAGCACGAATTTATCGCCAGAGCATCGCAAATGGGTGCGCTAATGACTAATCCCCGAACGAAAGGTGAAACGCTGTCAGAAACGACAAAAACGGCAATACAAGAAGCCGTACTATTCAACAAGTATGGAATAGAGAAACACATCACATCCAAAGAGATGGAAAAGGGAACGGAAAACGAACCTATTGGCATTCAAATGGCATCGCAGTTATACGGCTGGTTCGGTATTGAACTGATCACAAAGCAAAGATTGTTCAATGACTACGTTTCCGGTGAATGTGATGTACTTACTGATTACGTTTTAGCCGATATAAAATGCCCTTTCAAGGCGGTTAATTTCCCATTTTTCGAAGACGATGTTCCAAACAAAGCATACTTTTTTCAGCTACAAGCATACATGTGGCTAACGGATCGAACGGAATCGGAGTTAATCTATTGCCTAACGAACACCCCTGAGCATATCATAAACGATGAAATCCGGAAAGAAATCTGGTATTGTTCAACTCAGGATAAGTACAAACACCTTTCAGAATTGGAGTTGGAAGAACTATGCGAGGAACGAATCAGGAAACAGCACATCTTCGATCACATACCCCTTGAAAAACGGGTAAAGAAATACGTAATACAACGAGACGAAACGGTGATTGAAAGCATGAAAGCACGGATTGAGTTATGCCGTGAGTATTACGATTCAATATATGACCATTGTTAACAATTAAAAACAAAGCAAAATGAGTGAAATTATTAAAGTGACCGGAAAGGTCCACAGCATCGGAAAGGTGCAAATCCTATCTGAAAAGTTTTCAAAGCGTGAAATCGTACTTGAAACGGAAAGCGGAAAGTTTCAGCAGCATCGGTTAATCCAATTCACAAACGATAGGATGGGGTTATTAG